AAATGAAAAAGGGTGAAAAGATATCTAAGCCCTTGGTTCCTTTTTGGAGAAAGAGTTTTTGTTTAGAAAATCCTGAACTTAAAGCTTTATCAAAAGATTTTTGTTTAGAGATTACTTATGTAAAAAATTTACTTAAAGTCTTTAGTTCAGAAACTGTTATTAATTATGTAAAGGAAAAAGGCATAATAACTTTTATATATTTGCCTCTTGATAAACAAAAGACGCTGTTATACAATATATTTCAGAACGAATTATTACTTATAAAGGATAGAAAAGACAGGGCTAAGAGTTTTGAAGTTCCAGACTCCATTGTCTTTAAAAGAGAAGCTAAACAAGAAGAATTAATATGAGCAAATCTGACATATCTCTCGAAAACTTTTTAATCCCTGTTACCGCACTAAAGGAAGAGCAAGGAAGAACATTCAAAACAACTCTTGCTTTAGACATTGCTTTGTCGGGAGGTATACCGGAAGGCTCTAGTGTATTGATGAGCGGGAAACCAAAAGTTGGTAAAACAACACTTGCTTTACATTACGTTCAGCAGTGTCACCGTCAAGATCCCACAAAGAAAGCTTTCTTTTTTGATGTTGAAGGAAGATTAAGAACTGAACTCTTAGATTGCTTTCCAGACTTAAATAAAGAAAATTTTTCAGTTGTTCGTTCTAATAACGAAAAGATACTTACCGCAGAGGATTTTTTAAACTTAATATATCAGACCTTAAAAGACCACCCAAAGTCAGTTTGTATTTTAGATTCAATTGCCGCACTGTGTCCTGAAGCTGAGTTGTCTTCTAATATAGGAGACGGGGTGAAAATGGCGGGAACGGCAAGTTTAATGTACAAAATGTTTAGAAGAGTAAGTCAGATATTGCCTGTGACCGGAAGTACCTTTATTGCTTTAACGCACATGATTGCTAATCCAAATCCCGGACCAGGTAAAAAGAGTTATGGGGTGGGTGGAAACGCCCCTCAGTATGGAGCATCTGTCTGGTTAGAAGGCGGATGGAAGCAAGATATAGAAGACTCTAATAATAAAACAATAGGTCAAAATGCTCATTTCTATATTGTTGCTTCTGCACTTGGTGCTCCAGGCGCGGATGTAACGATACCTATAATATATGGTAAAGGTGTTGATGAAGCTATGGATCTTTTTAATTTAGCGTGTGAGTTCGGCATAATTGTTAAGTCTGGAGCTTGGTATACCGTTCCAGGAATTAAAGAAAAGGTTCAGGGGCAAATGAATGTGATAGATCACCTAAGAAAAAATGAAGGCATTTATAAGGAAATGTATAACCAAATAAGAAGTATGGCGATATAATAAGAGACTAAAAATGAAAATAAAGTCTATAAACAATCCTAGTGTTATAATCACATGGGATTTGAGAGAAAGCAGTTGGCCAATGAAGTCTTCCGCTTCTTGTAGGTCAAAGATCCAGTTTGAAATAGGTCAGATAGTAAAAAAACGATATCCATTAGATCCTATTCTAGAAGATATAACAATACCTGAAACTAGACTTTCTTTAGACTTTTACATACCTCACAGGAAAATAGCTGTTGAAGTTCAAGGTGAACAGCATCAGGAAATGAATCCTTTTTTTCACAAAAGCTTGGCTGATTTTGACGGACAAAAAAACAGAGATGATATGAAGCGTTTTTTTTGTGAACTTAATAACATAAGACTTTATGAGTTTAAATCTATTTCTGAGGCAAAAAAAACATTAAATGTCTGAAATATCACAATCCGCAAAGTCTAAAATTCTAGAAAAAATAAATGAGCTACAATCTTCGGAGATAGTCTCGATTAAAGAGCCATCCGAAATAGTGGAAATTTTAAATCTTGATAGAATGGCATTAAAAGGCTTAAGTAGTGAAGATTTGTTAATAAATTCGATTAAGCTTTCTCAGTACGCAATTTATATTAAATCTAAAATAAATAAGATTAAAGCAATAGTCAGTTGGTGCGATGCTAATATAAATAGTATTATTGGGCGAGAACTGCAAAACACCAATGGTTATGGTCTTTCTGAGAAGTCCTTAATTATCAAGAGAAATGACTCAGTTGCTAAAGAGCTTGAGTCAATTAAAGTAAATTTGTTAATATCGTCAATTCAAATAGAAGACATAGATAGAAAAATTGAATTTATGTCTAATGCCATTAAAAGCTTAGCGACAGAAAGAAGGTATTTAAACAATGAGAGATAAAAAAGAACAGCTTAGAAATGCAATTATTAATAATGATATTGAAGAAATCAGATCATTCTATGAATATATTTTCATGGAAAAGGCTCCTGAGCCACAGAGTTTTAATAACGCTTCATTGAAAGCCATAATTGATAAAGCCATTTCGATATTGACATCTACTAAGTTTGACGACGATGTAAATTTAGATAAAGTAGAAGTTGATGAACCCAAGGCTTCAAAAAATGGCGTTACGCTGATAAGCAGTAGTGAGTTTGAGTTACCTTAAGATTCAAATCCTGCATATAAAGCTTTCCTGGAAAAACAAAAAAACACCAAAAAAATTAAAGATAGAAGGTCTCCTTATACGCCAAATATTAAAAAGTGCGCTTCCTGTTCTTCTGAATTTGATTTTAATAAAGAATATCCTTCCGGCCTACTAGAATCAGGTACAAATGCAAAACTCAAATGCAACAAGTGTAGATCTTCCTCATGATCCTGAAATTTCTATCTTATCTTATGCTTTGACTTGTGGTTCATCTTGTTTTTTTTCAGACTTAGACTCTTTGTCAAAAGACCATTTTGCGAAAGATGATACCGCTAGTCTATATGGATTTATATCAGAGTTGTATCAAAATGAGAGCGTTGAAAAAATAACTAGTGAAATGATTTATTCATTTGCTAAAACCAATGGTACGCCTCAAGAAAAAATAAATAAAAAGTTTTCCCCTCTCGTTGAGAGGGCTTTGTCTTTTAGTGTCTCAAAAGATGAAGCTAAGATTAACATTAAAGAAATTAAAAAGTACTTTGTAATTAAAAAACTTAATCAAAAGATCGAAGAAGCAAAGAGAAAAATTAGCATATCTTCAAAAGAAGATAATTTGATTAGCTTAATTTCTAGCGTAGAAGAAACAATTACGAGCCTTATACCTGAAATTAAAAGAGAAAACAGTATAACAAATATAGCTGAGTATGCGATATCACATATCGACTACTTAGCAAAAAATCCAGTCACGCTAGCTGGTATACCAACTGGTTATTCAAGATATGATCAATGTATCGGAGGAGGCTATAGAAGAGGTACTGTAAATGTTGTTGGAGCCAGACCAAAGGTTGGTAAAAGTACTTTTTGTCTTAATTTAGCTAAAAATGTTTCTTTTAATGATGTTCCAGTTCTGTATTTAGATACAGAAATGAAAAAAGAAATACAGGCTATTAAATGGGTTTCTTTATGCTCTGGGATAAGCCAATCTGTTATTGAAACTGGAGCTTTTGGTCAAAATGAAAGAGATAGGCTTATTATATCAGATAAAATGAAGGAAGTCGCCTCTAAGCCTTTTTATCATGTAAGTGTAGCTGGGATGTCAAAAGACGAAATATTTTCCATATGTAGACAGTGGCTTTCTAAGCATGTGGGGAAAAACACAAATGGTTCATCGAAAGACTGTCTTATTATTTTAGATTATCTAAAAACCATGGACTTAGGTGAACTTGGTGACTTTCAAGAGTACCAGTATTTAGGTGATTTTATAACCAAATTGCATAATTTCGCTGTGAAACACGATGTTCCTATTCTAGCAACCGTACAATTAAATAGAGATGGTATCAATAAAGACGATACTAGCGTTGTTTCTGGAAGTGATCGAATTTTATGGCTTTGTTCTAGCTTAGCTTTTTTAAAGAAAAAGACGGATGAAGACATAGCTGCTGGAGATAGCAAATCTAACGGAGATCGTAAATTAGCAGTTGTAGAAACTAGATACGGAAAAGGAATGGATTGCTCTTCTGAGTATATAAACGTCATTTCTAACATGGATAGGTCAGAAATGATTGAAGGTAAATTTAATTTTGAAGTTTTAGATGATTCAAGTAATGTAACAGATGAAGATGATCTCGACTTCTGAAATTAAAAAATTAGCTCAGTCTTATGACGAACTAGTTCTAAAAGCTCTAGGGTTTCAATCCATTTCTGAAAGAGGGGTTCAACAAAGTTGTCCAGTCCATAAAGGCGACAACGCTCTTGCTTTTTCTTACGACAGAAATAAGAATTGCTGGTCTTGTTTTACTCATAATTGTCATAAAAAATACGGTAACGACATTGTTGGATTGGTCAGATCTATTAAAAACTTCACTTATGTTGAAGCTATGGAATGGATTCATTCCGCAATTAATTCAAAT